CAGTTACAAAGGGCCGATACCTTTATGAGAACGATGAGGAAAAAGGCATATTGAAACGGACTATTGTTTCCAACACTTACAATTGGTTAGACAGTCATGGAGACGTACACTTAAATGGCATATTTGCAAAATCAATTCAGGAACGCGGCACGCGCATCCCACACCTGCACGATCATAAGTTTCAACTTGCGGCAAAGGTTGGCCGCCCGCTTTCCTTTGCCGAAGTCGGGATGAAGTGGCGGGCGCTTGGCCATCCTAAAAACGGTGATACGGTTGTATTACTTATGGAAAGCCAAATCGAAGCCAGGCTCAACAAAAAGGTTTACGAGGAATACAAAGACGATGCGGTAGATCAACATTCGGTAGGAATGATTTACACCAAGATTGAATTGGCCGCAAATGATGACAACTACAAATCCGAGTATGAAACCTGGGAAGAAGTGTTCCCATCACTCGGCAACAAAGAGGAAGCAGAAGAAGCCGGATTTTTCTTTGCCGTGCGTGAAGCAAAACTAATCGAAGTGTCTGCTGTATTGTTAGGATCAAACGTACTTACACCAACATTGAACAATAAAATTCAGCCGGGTAAACCCACTGAAAAAACTGAGCCGGTAAAAACCACTCTGAACGTAAATGATTTGGTGGACGTGTATCGCAAATCAATTATAAACTAAAACCATCAAAAAAATGGAAATCGAAGTGAAAGAAATTCAGGAGCTAATCCAAAAGCTCGGAAAAGAACACGGCAGCCAAATTGAGGCCGTGAAGAATGAAATCAAAAAGGCTACGGAAGGCTTGGTAACAACCGAAAAACTTACCGAAACCCTTGAAAAAGCGGGTGTTAAAGCCGATGCAATTGAAAAGCTGACGAAAGCCGTAGAGGCTCAAGGGCTTGAAATCAACAAGATACTGACCGGCAAAGGCGGCAACAAAGACAAGTCTGTGGCCGAATTGATCGAAGAAAAGAAAGATGTGATGGGGCGCATTGCGAAGGGCGAGAAAACGTCTTTCAAAATTGAGGTGCCCGTTACCAAAGCGCCGGTACTCCGCTCGTCCGTTACCAACACCACGCAGGCAATGCGCTTGGATGACATTGGCCAAGTGGCATATCGTAGTTTTACGCTTTCATCTTTGTTCCGTCAACGCCCGATTGCGCCTAACTCAAACGGGATTGTTCGTTATGTGGATCAATCGGCACCTACCCGCGCGGCTGCGTCCGTTGCTGAAAATAACGCTTTCCCGGAATCTACCTTTCCGTGGCAAGAGTACACTTTGTCGCTGCAAAAAATTGGCGACCAAGTGCCGGTGTCAATGGAAGCCTTTAACGATGTTGACTACATCGCTGGCGAAATTGAACAACTGTTACAAGTTAACGTTGGCTTGCGTGAAGATGCTGATTTGTGGAATGCCAATGGTATTGCTCCAAACATTACCGGTATCCTTACGTACGCGCCAACGTATGTAGCGCCTGATTTGCAACTGGATGAGCCGAACTTGTTTGACCTAATCGTAAAAGTGGCCGAGCAAATTAACGCTGGCCGGGAATCGAAATTCCGCGCAAGCACCGCGATTATTTCTTACGCTCGCTTCAACGAGATGCTGATTAAAAAAGCCGTTGACGGTCATTACCTGAACCCGCAATTTGTGCAATTCTTACCAGATGGAACCGCTAATGTAAATGGCGTTCGCGTGATTCCTCATGCCTTGCCTGGAGTAAACGAAATGCTGGTGGGTGACTTTAATTGGGCCACTCAGTTTACCGCTGGTGGAATTGAGGTTGAAATGGGATTCATCGCAAACCAATTCATCAACGATATGATGACGATTAAGGCGCGTAAGCGTACTGCGTTACTCGTTCGTAACGTTGACCTGAATGCATTTGCAAAAGTGACTGACATTCCTGCTGCTATTGCATTGCTTGACTAATCGAATGGTGTAACGAAAAAGTAAAAGAAGAAAAATGAAAACTAAATTCAATTTCCTGATCGTGGGCTTGGTAGCCTTGTTCGCGATTATTGCTGCGCCTTCGAATGGCCAGACGGTTAACTTGGTGTCCGGCACATCGGCACTTTTTGAAACCGTTGTAAATACCGGTACTGCGTTTCTGACTACTCCGCGATTGCTGCAAGAACGTGCAAGCTATACGGTCGTACAGGTAAACGTTACGAAAGTATCCGGTACGGTTGGTGGCACTATTACGCTACTTGGCTCGCTGGATGGGACAAGTTTTGTTGCATTGCGAACCATTGAAACGCAAACCGCTCTGCCAACGATTACCGCTGCTGACGCTACTGCTGCCTATCACTGGCGCATTAACGGTAGTCCGTTTCCGTTTTACCGCGTGAGCTGGACGGGAACTGGTACCATGAACGCCACGTTCACGGCTCAGGCTTATTTTATGCGGCAGTAAAAAAAACAATTCGATGCTATTCACAGCCCTAACGGATTTTGTTGCGCCTCCTTACACGGTGCGCCAATCGCCTGATAGCGATAGTGGCCTCACTGCGTTCTTTACTCGTAAAGAAAAAGAGATATTACAAAAGACTTTAGGGCTGATTTTTTGGAACGCTTTAAAATCTGGCGTTGAAGCCTTGCCTGCTGAATGGACGACAACGCCGCATCCACACTACAGTATAGGTGATCGCGTGGTTTATGGATTATCGATTTATCAATCGACTATCAACAATAATCAAAACGTGCCCGATACTTTAATTGGCTGGACGCTGCAACCTGTCGACCGATGGCTGGTCTTAAAAAAAGGCACCACGTATAACTGGAGCGGATTCGAACAACAATGGTTAGGCTTTAACGAGGCAATTGTGCCGTACCTACATGCTGAATACTTGCGTGAATACGCGCATAGCATTACCGGGTCTGGTGCGGTAATAAGTGCCGCAGAAAATGCCACTATTGTAAACCCTACTCCGATGATTGTTGCGGGGTACAATCGATTCGCGGAACTTATCGGCGTGTTGTACGATGACCAATATCCATCTGCCAACGAAAACCAAGATTCGCTATATGGTTACCTTTACGAAAATTATGAGGACTTTAATGACCTGGTAACAAGTAAAGGGTACACCGACTTCCGCGAATACCTGGCAGACAAATTCTGTTACCCGGAATACATTAACGCCTTCGGTTTATGAGAATCATCGAGGATGATATCGGAACCGTAGTGCAGTTAATGCGAACGCTGAACGGAGATGCCGCAGAGGATGCGCCTTACTACATGTTTGGTCACGTTGCCGAAGTTAACGAGCGCATAGTTGCAATGGCCAAAAGCCCGGCAAGGTACAATAAAAGGTTTCCGCTAATTGTTTTGCGGTTGCCCACCACACCTGAGCGTGATGGCGACATGCTGCGATATAGCCTTAACCTTGCCATTATTGCGGCCACTGAAAAGAACCTGAACGCAGAGGAGCGATTAACGCGGGTGTTCAAACCAACATTGTTTCCGCTGTACGAACGATTTTTTGTAGCCCTCAAACGTTCGGGTTTGTTTATGTGGAGCGGCAATTTGCAACGCCCAGAACACACGTCTATCAACCGTTACTTTTGGGGCACACCCGAAGAAACATTGAACAATAAAAAAGCGGCTCAGCGTCAGGTTTTTAGCGATCCAATTGATGCAATCGAAATTGTGAATTTGAGAATTAACCAAAAAGAAACTAACTGTTAAAAAATTATGGCAGAAATAATCTGTTCTACTGACCCTAAGCAAAACCTTGGTGCCAGTAAGTGTAACAAGTTGCCCGGTCTGTTTGCTGGAGCCATCACGACTCCTGCCAATTTCAGTATCCCGGCTGCAACGTTGGCTAACCCTGCCGCACTGAAGACGTTTCTTCAGAATGCGCTCAAGGCTGGTCTTGCTTCCCGTATTTACTTGTGGCCTACCTTCTCGAATTGCGAGGCTGTGAGTGAAGAGGTGGTGTACGAAGAAACTCCACTGACTGACATTCGTGTCCGTCAGGGCAAGTATCGTTTTCGTGCACACATCTCCAAGAATCTGTGTCTGCACAAAGCTATGTTCAGCCACTCCGGCTCTGACGACCGTGTGATTTTCTTTGATTTGAACAACAACTTCTTTATGACGGAGCTGTCCAACGGAGATGGCGCTGGTTTCCGTACCAGTCTTATCAACGTTGAGAAGTTGATTATCAGCGATGGAAGTGTTGCGACCAAGAGCCCGGTGTATTTTGTACTGAAAGACCACAACGAGATTGACGATCGTGGGTTGATGATCCCTGCCGACTTTGTTGGTGAGTTGATTCCATTGACTGACGCGGAAATCATTCTCAGCAGTGTTCTTGCAGGCTCTTTCACTGCTACGGTACGCTCGAAGTGTGACGGCACTCCTGTTAGTGGATTACTGCTGGCAGATTTCCTTGCCTTCACAGCCGCTGGAGGTGCACAGAATCCTACCTCAGTAACGGAAACTTCCGTTGGCTCAGGGGTGTACAACGTAGTCCGTACGGGCAATTTCGTTGACGGTACTGTGACGCTTCGAGATGCTTCGTTGCTGACCGTGACAGCGTTTGAGGTACTGACTTCGGCCACACTGGATGTGTCTTAATGCTTGAGAAGCTAAAACAAGCTGCTGTTAATTTAGCTGCCTTAGACCTGGAGCGTGTCGCGCTTCAGGCTCTAAGACAGAATGAGCAAGCCGTATTGGACTTTAACAGAGAGCAGCTTCAAGACTCCTTTGATCGGGAGGGGGAACCATTGGGAGAGTATGCCAGTATTGCGTACGCAAACATGAAAGGTCGAATTACAGTAGACCTGAAATTGACCGGTGACTTTTACAATGCAATGTACCTGAAAGCAGATGAGTTCTCGGTATTATTTGATTCGAGAGACGAGAAGACTACAGAACTAAAAGCGAAGTATGGTGAAGAGATTTTTGGAACGGATAAAGTCAACACTGAAAGAGTGGCGCAACAGATTGTTCTCCCGGAAGTCTCCAAAGCCATCTTGGAAAATATTTGACTACTCTAAAATACCATTAAAAGTCTTTATGCAAATAGCGGAGACTCAAGAATACAAGCAGTTAGTGGTGAGTGGTAATCCACCTCAGGAGGTTCTTGTGAATACTTGGGAGGAGATTATTAAGAAGAACAGTACCAGTTCAAATAACAATCAGTTTTACCACTACATTCGCACGTTGAAGGCTTACGAAAAAGTAGTGGCTGAGTACACCTTAATCCGAACTGCCATCATTATACTTGCTTTTAAAGTAGATCAACAAATTATTTCCGATCTCACTGCCCGTGGTTATAAATTTTCATACTCCAATACAGAGGAGTATGACGCAGCTCTTTCTGAGTTAGTAAGACGTTCGTCCGAACTCACCACGCGTATTCGTATGCTACAATCTGAGGTAGCTAACTTTAAGGGGGAATCTGAAAACGCCATTACCTTCGAAGAGTTGATGGCTACCTTATGTGTACAATTAGGTTTCACAGTCCCTGACGACATTACTCTTGCAAGGTACAACGAGTACAAAAAGATTATAAAGAAACGGTCTGAGCCCAAAGGAAAATGAGTATTCAAAAACAAGACATTCTATCCCAGGAAGCTATTGACGCTCCGTTAGTCCTCAGCAAGAACATGATGGAGGCCGTCAACTCTGCCTACAAACTTATGGAGGTAACGAAGAGTTTCAACGCTGCTGCTAATGGAGATAGCCCCTCGAAACACAAGAAAGCTATTGAAGATTTAACATTAGCTCAAATGGAGCTAGAGAAAATCCAGAAGCAAGTGGCCACTGCCGAAGCTCGAAACACTCAAGCTTACCAAGATCAAATCAAAGTACTTCAAAAAGTTAAGGAAGAGACTAGACAAAAGTCTGTTCTTGGTGATAAGGATGCAAAGTCCGTTAAGGCTCAGACTTCCAGCCTTCATGAATTGGAAGCTGCCCTCAAGGCGAATCGTAATGCCTACCGCGAACTCCGCAGTGACCAAGAACGAAACAGCGATAGTGGTCGGGAGTTATTGAAGGTTATTGAAGAACAAGACCAAGCCGTGAAAGACTTGAAGGCAAGTATGGGTCAGCACCAAGATAAGGTTGGCCAATATGAAAACGCCACTAAGGAATTGAAGCTGGAGTTACGTGCGGCTAAAGATGAGATGGCAGGAATTGCAGCAACGCTTGGTACAGGCAGTCCAGAATTTATTGCCGCTGCTCAAAGAGCCGGTAAATTGAAAGACGAACTTAATGATATTAATGATGCGGTGAAGAACACTCAAGCCTCAGGAGTGGAAAACATTGCAGGGTCTTTTCAACAATTGGGGTCCCAACTTCGAGCTGGGGACTTGAGCGGTGCGGCCACTTCGGCCAATCAGTTAGCAGCAAGTTTGAAGGGAATGTCTTCCAAAGAAATTATTGAAGGCTTGGGAGGAATCGGAAAGTCCTTTAAAGCCATTGGAGTTGCTTTGTTCTCCAATCCAATTTTCTTGGTCGCGGGTGTATTGGTTGCCGCTGCTGCTGCATTCAAGTGGTTTTCGGATATTGCTGACGAAGTTAGTCAAAAAGCTATTGAGCGCTACGCTAAGGAGAGAACAACGATGGAAGAAAGATACGATCTGGAAATTAGACTGCTTCAAATACGAGGTGAGGCAACTTTTGATCTAGAGCGCAAGAAACAAGAGGAGATTATTAAGAGTGTCGATAGGCAAAGAGAGGCCGGTGTTGCCGAAGTAAATAAAGCAAAGACACTTGCTCTTTGGTTACTGGGCAACAAAGCGGTTTACTTTAAAGAAAACCGTAAGCTGACTGAGGACGAGGAAGCCGAGTTGTTAAAGATTCGCCAAGATGCATCCAAAGAGTTGTTATTGATTGACGCTGAAGAACAGGCCACCAGAACAAAAAACGCTAAGGAACTTACTGCCAAATTGAAGGCTGAATTAGAGCAGCGAATTCAAAACGAGATCAATGCTGACTTGCAACGGGCTCAGATGTTAAACGAACAAGATAAGAAGCGGAAAGAAGAGTTTGATGCAATGCTTGTTCGTTTACAGGAATTGAAGACTTGGGAGGAGCAGGTACAAGAAGTCATAAATGGATACGGAGAGGAGACTACAGAAAAGTTTATGAGTCAGTCTGAACGGCGCAAAAAACAGTTCATGGATGAGACTATGTACATGACCTCTCTGACCAACGAGTTAGTAGCTACAATTCAGGGAGCGCTCCAGTCCAATGATAATTTTATCAGGGCGCTTTCGAAAGGAGCCTTGGTGTTCCTACTTAATCAGGTTGAGAAGGAGTTACTGGCAGTGCAGCATGCTACCATTGCAAAGGCTACAGCTCAAGCCTTATCTACCCCAGATTCTGTTCTTACCTTCGGAGCTACTGGTATAGCGAGAGCCCTTGCAATCTCAGGGCTGATTAAAATTGCATTTGCTACAGCCCGATCTCAAATAATGAAATTCGAAAAAGGTACCGACTTCGCACCGGGAGGTTTGGCAATTGTTGGGGAGAAGGGGCCAGAGTTGATTCAAACTCCTTCTGGGAGATTCTCCTTGTCTCCCAATGGGCCTTCACTCACTTACTTGGAGAAAGGCTCTAAGGTGTTTACTGCTGACGAGACCAAGGCTCTTGCGCTTTCAGGCATTGGTGTAGAGCAACGTATGAACTCAGAGCAGCTTGGTATGCTGACAATGGCTAAGGTAATGAGGGAGGAGAATAAAAAGTTGATAGCTGCTTACAAATCCTCTCAACCGAGCTTAGTGCGCCAAGGTTCGTTGCTCTATGAAGTTCGGGAAGACGAGCACAGAAATAGAAAGTTGATTCGTAGATCAGTAATGGGCAAATGACTCCGGCATTCAGAACCTACTTCATCCATCCAAGTATTTCTGGAGGACAGCAAATTGTAACCAACCCTGCTGGGTGGAAGGATATTACTCTGTCCCTTGAGCGGCATGAGGAATACCACACGCTAATTGAACACTTCAAAGGCAACTTCATGTGGTACGGTTCGGCCTTTGAAACTCTTAGAACTATTAGGAACTCATTTGGCCCCAGTACTGTAATTGGAGTAAGATTCGAGATTTCTTTTGAAGAGGGGGTGTGGGAAACTTTATATACCGGAACCATTCGACTTATTCAGATGGAGGAACTTTCAGCCGGAGACCAGGAGTATAAAATTGTAGCACCTGTTATTCGAGATGATTTTTGGAGTAAGTTCATAAACCAAATAAAGAAGCCTGTTGATCTTCTATCTACTGGAGCTGTAGGTGGAGGCACTGTAACAGTAGTTCCGAAAACTATTGTTAAAATGCGAAGTCAACTGTTGCTGAAGCAGATTCGTGCAGATAGGGATTCAGCAACTCCTTTTTTTGGGGCAACTTACACAGGCAACACTACTAAGTATTTTATCCCTGCTCTCTCAGCCAATCAACTAAATGATGATGTTGGAGAGTTTTTTGGTATTGAAGACCAAGTTAGTAACAATCTTCCTACAACAGATAGACTATTTTTCCTAAAACTTAATTCCAGAAGTACAGGAGATTGGGTGTTCTCCAATGAAATGCGAATGAAGATTACTGTCGGAGACCCCCAAAACTTTGACACAATATCTGCTGATATTTTTATTGTTCGTAGAAAAATAGAAACTGGGGTCTTGGATATCCACACTACAGTATTTTTGCCACATACTGTTTTGACTAATGTTCCTTATGATAGTGGGTGGTTGAATTTCGGAGCGCTTCAACCTTCATTCAATCCTACATTTACCGACTGTTCAGCAGGAGATGAATTTTATTTTTATATCCGTGTGACTTCGAATCTTGAGGCATTTGGTAGTACCAACAGAGTTCATTTTGATGTTGCTAGCACAAACCGTTTATATGCTCAGACTAACAGCTCATTTCCAGATTCCTCCACGGATGCATTCCTTATAAAAGATGCTGCGGATAATATACTGCGTAAGTACACTTCCAATAACTCTCCCCTAGTATCAACTAAATTCAGCAACGCTACCTTTAATAGGAACGCAATTTTTAGAGGCAAACACAATCGTGGTTATGACTTCGCCACCAAGGAGATTTCAATGTCATTTGACGAGTGGTGGAAAGGAGCTGACCCGATGTTCAATCTTTGTTTAGGGTACACTAAGGTTTTAGGTGAAGACAAAATTTACATTGAGGATAAGGCATACGCTTTCAATCCTACTGTTATTGTTAATTTTCCAGATTGTCGAAACATAGTACGAAGGTTTGATGCAGAGAGGTTTATAAATAGTGTGGAGATTGGTTATCAGAAATGGAGTGCTGAAAGTAGTTCAGGTATTGATGAACCTCAGACAAAGCAGACCCGAAATGTACAGGCGGCTACCTTTGGGGAAGACTTGAAAATTTTAAGTTCCTTTATAACTGCTGGGCTGGCTATTGAGCGGAGCAGGAGGAACAAACTAGAGTTTGGCAAGGATGACCGATTGGATGAGGACATGATGCTGGTGTCTGTTATTCCGGATGGAAGTAATTGGCAACTTGAGTTTGCGGAAAACTTTGCTTCAATAACTGGAATTTTAAACTCCTCTGCAAGAGCCAATCTTCGCCACACTGTGATGAGGGTCTTTAAACGGTGGAGGAATTTATTCAACTATGATGGGTTGTTGTACATGTTTGGAAGAGGAGAGGGAAATAACTTAGCTCAAACTAGATTACGTCCTACTGATTATGAAGCTACTACCAATCCTGACGAATTAATAAATGAGCGGTCAAACTACTCATCTACGGGTTCACCAAGGCTTTGGTACCCTTACTTGGTGGAAGTCGGTAATTATGAAATGAGCTGGGAAACGTACAAGTTGCTGAATGAAAATAAGAATAACGCAGTGGGAATTAGTAGAGGAAGTACTGGATTTATTCCCTGTTATCTATTAGATTTAGACTATTCAGTATTCAAAAGCAAGGCGAACATGCTCCTAATTCAGAGAAACAATGAAGAACTATGAGAATTATATTACTGTAACTGACGTAGAGCCATGAGCATAAATATCTCAAATGCAATACCGATTCAGTTTTGGCCGCTTGGCGTTCCCACTTACAACGAAAAGCCGGAGCCCGGTGTAGATCATGCGTGTTACTTTAAAAAGTGGAACGCTGAAGATGAAATCGCATTGCAGTTTTACGACACAAGCGATTTCAATTATCAGCTTGAAATTTTAGACAAGGCCGGAACGGTGCTGCACACACGGGCCTTTACTAAATCATTTGTAAATGGTATCTACGTTTTTGATACGGGTTTCCGTTGGACGGACATTGGAGTAGATAACGCCTACGTCCGGGCTCAAATTGTGCTGTCGTTCTTTGATATTAACGGTGGGGTGGTTGACCCAATTGAAGCGGTATCCGGAACCATAACCAACACCGTGACGGCATTCAATATTTCAGGTGGCGTAAACGATCCAGTGGAAGCCGTGGCCGGAACTATCGTTCATGCCATCCCTTACGACATCGTTGGCAGCTTGTTTGGATTTACTAGCTTCCTATTCTGGGAGTCACGATTTACAAACACCCTGGAAATTAAATCATTTAGTTTAGATACCAGCTTAGGATTAAGCGATACCGAAAGCGGTATTTTGCAAAGCGATGGCACTGGCAACGTAACTGGCCGGGCGCAGAAAACATCAAATGGCGGCATTGCTCAAGATGTCGGTTTGGTGAAATTCTACAAAAACGGAACTGCTGTGCACACCCATGTATTCAACATAGGCGACAACATGTCGGAAATCATTTACAACTACACTGAGCTTCTGCCTACGGATGACTTAGCAATAGAAATTTATGAACGGAGTGTTCCAATAGAAGAGTAAAAAAAAAGTTAAATAAACAATTTATGGCGTACAGAAAAAACACGAACTACCGCAACTCAATCGCAAACCATAAGGCCGGACTGTTTGCTAACGGCACTGTCCAAATTCGAACCGGAACTCAGCCAGCTTCGGCAAACGATGCTGCTTCCGGCACGTTGCTTTGCACGATTACGCTACCGGCAAGTCCATTTACTGCGGCCAGCGGTGGCGTGATTTCAAAAAATGGAACCTGGTTAGGCCTGGCATCAGGTACCGGCACGGCTGGATATGCCCGCTTCATAAGCTCATCCGGGTTAATCGTGATGGATATGTCCGTAGCAGAATCAGGAGCGGATTTGA